GCCATTGTTTCTTAAATCTCTTGTTACAATATCTATCACAAACTTTTCTCCGTCAAACTTAGGCTGTGATTGTTGAGTTGCTTCTTGTGGAGTTCCTTGATTTACAATATTTACTGATACGTTTCCACCCATTTGACCAGTAGAGTTCATAGAATTTAAATTTGCATCTCCGATAGAACGAGCGGCAGAGCGCTTCATCACAAACTCGCCTGGCTCTAACAATGCTGGAACTCTATCACGATTCATACCTCCACTAGCAAACTTTTTGACCTTTCCGCCTCCTGCTAACCCCATAAAAGCATCAGTAGCCATTAAGGGGTCAGAACCAAACATAGTTCCAAGGCCTGATCCAAAATTTGCAAGATCTAAACCGCTACCTCCTCCGCCAGAAAAAGCACCCATAAGAGATGACCCTATTTTTGTAAAAGAATCCATGACATCTCCGCCAAGTTTACTAAATGTGTCCCCTGCATTTGTACCAAATTCGTGTAGCTTCTCGCCAATAGTTTTAAAAGATAAATCAGCTTTTTCAGTAAAACTTTCAGTGATTCCTTTACCGTCTTTATTTACTACAGGCACTGCTCCACCTTCTAACTTTACATCCTCAATACCCCCTGACATATCTACACCAAACAAGTTTCCAACTTCTTTAGTTAAAAAGTCTGAAACAGGCTTTGCTATTGTTTCTTGGAAAAATGCTTGTTGAACTTTCTTTGCAGTTTCACCAAGAAAATCTGTTAACCCATCTTTAAAGTTTTTCGCATTTAGCGTACCATTAATCAAAGCATCGTTTAACTCAGTTAAACCTGCAGCAAATTGTCCTCTAAGTACATCACCTACAGCCCTAATTCCATTACTAAAGGTATCGTTTGCTTTTTTGGTTGTATTAGCTAAATTCTTAACTTTATTTGTGGAGCCTATTAAATTAGTATCTAAGTTAGCTAATTCTGTGTTTAAATTTATTCCAGTTATTTTAAGTTTAGTTTGCAAATCATTTAACTTTTTAGTTGCTGCCGCTTGGGCTGCTATAAGTTTTGCATCGCTCTGATTCTCTGCTAATTCTCTATTTGCATTAGCAACATCTTTAATAGCTTTTTCAACTGTTTTAAAGTCTTTAGCATCTAACTCTTTTTTAAGATTTTCTAATTGTTTAGTAAGTTGTGTAGTTACTTTTGATCTCTCAATCTCAAATAAAATTTTTCTTAGTTTTTCAACATTTTTGATACTATCAAGGGCTTCTCTATCTACCCGTCCACCAGGACCGCCACCAATTCTGAAATCTTCCATTATGCGTGTAGCAGTATCACTATCTGATCTAAGAAGCCTATCTAATTCGTTTCTTATATTCTGTTTAAGAGATGCTCCCTCCTTTACTCCTCGCCTTTCGTCTTTTGCTGCAAAAGCTAGCATTTTTCTTTGCACAATGTCATTAGCTAAAACTTGAGCCATACCATCAACATGAAACATAAAATTTTCTAATTCTTTAATTAAAAGTTCGTTTCTTTCTTTAATTAATTCTATATCTTTTAGTTGTGCTTTTTCATCTGCGGCTATCTTATCCAATTGAAGTTTCTTTTCTGCGTCAATACGTTGTTTTAATAGCCCTGCTGTTGCTTGTGGTGAATTAGCAAAAAGTAAGTCTTTTTGTTGTTGAATCTGCGCTTTTAATATTTCAGCTTCAGCTTTTTGATTTGCGACAAGAGCTTCTTTTTGTTTTTTAACTGAATCCTCTAATCTTTTTAATGATTCTCTTTCAAGCTTTAAAACAAGGTCTCTCTTATCCCCTTCACTTAAAAATGGATTCATTTTAATTAATTCTTCAGTAAGTTTTCTTTCACTTTCTTTAACTGCTTCAATGTTTTTTAGTCTAGCAATTCTTAATTTTTCGTTTGCTTTTGCTAAATCATTTGTTCTTTTAATTTGATCTGTGAGTGCTTTAGTTTCTCTATCTAAATCTTTTATGGCATTTTGTGCCTTAAACACGGCTAATTGCTGTCTAGCTACAGTTAAGCGTTTATCTTCTTTTTCTAATATTTTTCCAAGTCGTTCATCCAACTTTTTAGCTGCCTCAAAGCTCTTTACAAATGAGCCTAGTAATGCTTTTTCAGCGTCACGTGCTAACATAGCTAATTGTTTTGCGATCTCACTTGTAAGTTCTTTTCCAGCCCTTTGTTGTTCTAATGCTTTTTTACCTAATGCAAAAGATCTCTGTAACTGAGCTATTCTTGATCTTTGTAAGTCTTCTTGGCTTTTAGATATTCTCAACCCTTCTATATTAAGTTCATTTTCTAAAGTGAAAAATTTATTTAAATTATCTGCGGCTTTTATTTGTGCTGAAAACTCATTTCTAAGTTTTTTTCGAGCAGTTAAAATAGCGATCTGAGCTTCTGCATTAAAGTTTAGTATATCAAGTTCTTTTTGTAATAAATTAGCAGTCTCTTTATTACGAGCATCCTCTTCTTTTCGAAGATTTGCAATTTTTGCTATAATAGCTCCTCGTCTTTTTTCAATCTGCTCTAGGGTTGCGTTACCTGATAGAAGTGCTTCTTGTAATTTTGCAGCTACTTGCAAAGATTGAACTCGGTTAACTTGAAGTTCATTTTCTTTGTTAGCATTTACTAATGATTGACCTGTTAATTTAGAAGTGTCTCTAAAAATAATTCTTGCTCGTGACAAAGGACCTGTTAGATCAATTGCTGCTTTTAGTTTTACTGCTCCGTCTCGTGCAACTTCTATTTGTTTAATCACTTGTTTGAAACTTTGTCCTGTTGCTTCTGCGATCACTCTTACTGCGCTTGCTCCAAGGTCTTGTGTAGTGGTAGTTCTTGCCCTTCCTCGTCTTCGAGTTTGTGTAACTTGTCCACCAAGATCTGGAGCCATCTCTCTAATTCGATTTTGTTCTCTGGCTTCTTTTGTTATTCCTAACAAAACAGCTGCTCTTCTCAACAAATCATCTATAAATTTTGATATAGGCTCTAAAAATCCAAATGCTTCAAGTATCACGCTACCAACCGCTGCTATGATTGACGCAAAAGTAATAAAAGTTGTTAGTTTTCCTAAAAGACCTGATACAAATTTACCAACAAAACCCAATGCAAGGGCAAATCCTCTTGCACCTACTGAAGCTAGTCTTAAAGCTACATTAGTGGCTTTCAATCTAGTTTCAGTAATTTGCACTGCGTTGGCAAAAGCTAGTTGAGTTCTTTTTAGTCTATCTAATTCTAATTGTTGTTTCTTAGTTAACTTAGTTAATGCGTTTAATTGAGCAATTTTTCTTATAGTAATTCGTTCTTCTTCTTTGGAGATCTGATTTAGTCGCCTGACCTCGCCAAAAGTTATTTCTTGTGCTCTAGCTTTTCTGATAAGTGTATTAAATTCTTCTTTATTTGCTAAACTAGCCCTTGTTGATGTTAAATTAAGTTTTTGAGTTTCTGCTGTTAATTGGGCAGTCTGCTTTCCTGCGGCACCAAAAGTTTTCTCTAGTTTTTCTGTAACAGTGTCTCCCATGAATCTTGCCCTATTGGTAAAATCATCTGCACTTTTACCTAACTCCCGAATAGCTGTGCCAAATACGGTTTTCGCTAAAATACCAAAAGTTGCAATCGCTGTAACTGGAGCTCCCAACGCATCGACTAATGGTTGTATTGCATTAGCTATTAATTGTCCTGCTTGTACTGCTATATCACTTAGTGTAGCCACTAACTTTTCTAAACTTGCAGCTGCTGTCTCAGCTTCACTATCCACATCACCAAATTTATTATTTCCTTCAGTTATAGCCGCGTTTGCAAAGGCTTGTCGTTTTTCAAAAGCTGTCAATGAACTTGCTACTTTACCAATAGACGCAGCATATGCTTCAGCGGCTGGCTCAATTCTTGTAAAAATACCTAATTCATCTAAGAGTTCAGGTTCTAGTTTTGACACACCACGTAAAAGTCTTTGGACCGAATCGGTTAAATCTCTTCCAAGGGCTCGAGATGCTTTTACACCAACTTGAGTTAATCCCTCAATTTGCTCCGTACTAAATCCTGATGACAAAGCAATATTAGCAAGTTCAGCTGATTGAACTAGTGATAATTGTCCATTAGTAATATCTTGAAGTCGAGCTAAAACTTTGGGCCCGCTCTCGCCTATTGCTGTCGCTAAAGCGTTAACACCTGCTATTGTTTGTTCAGCCCTTGCTGCAGCATTTAAAGCGGAAAATGCTTGTTGAAGTGCAAATACGGTAGCAGCTGCACCAGCATAAGCAGAAACTAAACCACCTAAACCTGTGGCTTGTGCAGAGAATTGACGACCAGCAGACGCAGTGGTTTGGCCAAGACGTGTTTGTGCCTTGCCAATTTTCTGACTATCTTTAACGACTTTTTCACTACCAGTGGTTCTATACTTGGTGATTATCTCATTAATTATTCCCACTTATCGTCCTCTCTTTGACTTAGCCTTTGATAACTGATCCTGCTCTTTACGTTTTTGTGTGTAATATTTGCCTAGTTGTTCTTCACAAATTTTTAATAATTCAAAAACTTCTCGTTTATTAACTATATCATACATATCCATGATATCAAATAATCCGTTGTAGTTTTTTCCTAACCAAATTCCATTCATACCTTCCCAGATGTCTGGCAAGGCATTTAAAAGTAATAAAGCCTGCTGAGCCTCAATAGAAAAAGTTGAAGGATCTTGTGGAATATCTTCATCTTTTGGCTCTACCCCCATCTGTTCACATATGGCAAAATACTGTTCAGTAGAAATGCCGCCTCCATGTAAAGCAGTTTGAAGGTAGTTTTTTAGTTTTTTGAGTCGGTCTCAGCTTTTTTCTTTGAAAACTGTTCAAAATCATTCATCGCGTCTGTAACAAATTGATCAAACACAGTTGAATTTTTTAGCAGTTCTATAGCATCTTCATTACTATAATCTATATTTTCTTCGGCGTCCATTCCTGTGATGTCAACAGGCATTAAAGCGGGCATATGCTTTACTTTAAGCCCTTTCCACCCAACAATAGCTTTTTCCGCGTAGTTTTCTAAGAAGCGATCGTTTTCTACTTCTTCCTCACGCTGACGTGTACGCTTATTAAATTTATAGGTAAGACTCGAATTACGGATTTTCATTAAATCTTCACGAGTTAGGTATTTTAGATTAACAGAAAAACCATCAATATCTGGATAATCAACCCAAACTGATGATTGCTCTGCCATCATTTTTTTGATTTTACTCATAGTTTCCCCTCAAATAAAAAGTGCTCATCACATATCTGCTCTTCGTAGGTGAGGGGAGACCTGAATTGCAAGTGATGAGCACTCATGGTTTAAAAATTAATGACCCCCCTCAGAATCAATCTGCTTTATTTTTTAGCAAATATTGTTACTTCTCCGCCATCGCCTTTAGTAGCTGTAGGCTCTTGTCCAACAAAGTTCACTGACATAGAAACAACATCTTCAGTAGCAATTTGCGGGAACTCAAACTGACAAGCATCTAATTGAAATGCAACATATGGTGCAGTTGTTCCACCTATAATTAGGTTAGCATTAGATGTTTGCGCAGAAGAAGTTCTTGAATCTTCTGAAATATTACGTAAGAACCCTGCTGATTCTAAGTCACCAGTTCTAAGATACATGGTTGCAGAACCTGTTACAGCTCTTGAACCTGTAAACTGACCAATCGGCTCATTAAGAGCAGAAATTTCTTCAGGTGTTAAGTATGTAATATTGTTATTGTAATCAAAGCTCAATGCAGTAACTGGAAATGTAAATTTCTCATCAGAGGCACCTGCGGATGCTTTATGATGAAATTCAATTGAACTTAAACGATTTTTTATGAATGAGTTTGTACCAGCTGAACCTGCCACATTCATTTGAGCTGCTGAATGATAAGCACCACCAGTAATCGCTGTTGCATTTTCTGTTGATGAGTTTGCAGTTACGGTTGATCCATTATTAAGAATACCACCAAATACTGAAACAGCAACGTTACGTGCACTACCAGTAAGTTCTTTAAGTGTTGTACCAAATCCTGCCCATGTAGTTGTAGCAATTTCTTCAATTCCTGCGTCAACTGTGGCTTGGTTTACAGTAGCGTTAGATACTTGATAAATAACATTATCTAGTTTAAAATAAATATGATTTTCTGATGCTGTTGAAAAGTTGGAGCGAGTTGAGTGTGAACCTGTGGCCGCTGCAACGTTAGTTGTGCGAAGTTTACCCCCAGTTGCCCATACAGACTGATCTTTAGCTGCAGTGCCGACTCCAGCAGCAGGTTTAGTGTTTGAAACCAATGATTGCCACAAGAACCAGTCAGCTAAAGGTTTTACGTTACCTGATTGGTTAGTTGCTGCAGTTGTAGTGTTTTCAGCCGCACCAGTCTCTGCACCAGTTGGTCTTAAATATGTCTGAAAGTTCCAATCAACAGGGTTAATAGCAGTATTAAAACGTTGCTGTGACCTGTCTGGATCTGTTCCAGACTCTAATGAAGTGATATCTTGTGTTGCGGCTGATGATGTAACAGCGAATCCTGCTAACACTTCAAGTTTCCAAGTATTATTAGGCTTTATATCTGTCGAACCCGCACCGTTGATAATATCAACAGTTGAAAAGAACACTTCTGAGTTTCTCTGTAGATTAAGAGATGCCATGTCTTTCTCCTTAATTATTTAGTCTATAGACTGTTGTCAATTCTATTTCTGCTAGACCGTATGGATGTGCTAAACCTTCATCAGTTGAAATATTGTCTATGGTTATATCCTGTATTCCAATATCCGATTTATCCTCCAATGAATATATAACGTGTTCAATGTCTTGAACTAGGTCATCGGCTAGACTTTGAGAATTATCTT